CGGCTGCCTTCCCGTACTTCTTCCAGTTGGCGGGGAACTCAGTCACTGGGATGCCCCAGCGCTCCGCCCATCGCTTCCCGTCACTGTCCGGCCCAGGCGCCAGCCCGCTGACCACCTCGGTAACGTGGATGCCCATGGTGAATACGGCGTCGCTTATCTCCTCGTCGCTGATGGACAGGCCCCGGGACCCTGCGATGATGAGGCGATGGGGCCTCAGTAGCTCAGACTCCAATTGCATAGTAGGCTCCTCTCCCTCCCGCCGAGTGACCCCAGCGGCTCAGTAACTCGTCCGGTCGGTAGTAGATGAGCTGACGCAGATCTGCAGAGTCGCTGACAAGTAGCCGATGGCCCAGACAACCCACACAGGCCACCCAGTGCTCCCAGTCGTCAACAAGAAGAATAACTGGGCGACCGTCACCGATGAGGCTCCGAAGACGAAGTCCCGCAATGTCTGATTTCGCATCCTTGATCTCCATCGGCCCGTAGAGGGACAGCGGTTCGGCCAGGGTCCTGATGGCTCGTACCAGCTGCACTGGTGAGGTCCCCTCGGCGGTGGTTCGGCACAGTGTGACAAGCTCATCATGACTCCTGGAGTGGCCCAGAGCCTCCAGCGCATGCCAGAGGGCAGTGGGCCCGCAGTCGGCTCGGAAGCTCTGGAAGCGGGGCATCAGTCCCAGTCCCGGTGGGCGCAGTCCAGCCTGCAGGACATAAAGCCCTTTTCGTAAGCAGCAGCCAGAGCCCCAGCGATAGCTAGATTACGGCCCAGCCTTCGGATTCGTTGCTCCAGAAGCACCTGGTTTTTCCAGCCGTAGTGCCCTGTCTCTATCAGGGCAGTCCAGTGATCCTCTCCCTCGTACGCTGGCATCTAAGCCTCCGCTCTCAGGGTAACCCCGGCGACCCGGCAGACGCGGCCTCCGGTCACTGTTGGGTAGATTCGGATGGGATGGCAGGTGAACCCGAGCCGGCCGTCTCCCCGGTCCCAGAACTCGATGTGCCCGAATCCCTGCTGCCAGGCGCCTCGGAACGCGGCTGCGTAGCCCTGCCTCCGGGGGTCGGACAGGTGCCCGAAGGTCCAAGCTCCATGCACAACCTGGTGCCCATTACGGAGGCTGGGTCGGGTGGCGACGTCGATCTTGTGGCAGTGGCCGAAGATGGTCGACTGGCCGGGGTAGTTCCGAAGAACCGATAGTGCAGGGCTAGCAGCAAGGGAGCCAGCAAGATCATGCCCGTGACACAGCAGCAAAGGCCCCAGCCGTACAGCCGCCCCCGTAGGGAGACAATCCCACAGCCCAAGAACGCTATCGAAAGGAGTGTGCCACTTAAGCACACCATGAAGTCCAGGAACATCATCCACCAGCCTCTCTACTCGCCCCTCGTGGTTCCCCGGGAGAATAACCGCATAGTCCGAGGCTCGCGCAATCTCATCAAGCTCCGCTGCCAGAGAGTCAGCCTCGCCCGCGAGTGACCCGTTCTCGAGTTGCTGACGAGCAGCCTTACGGTGGCTCGAGAGGGCCATGACGTCAAAGATATCTCCTCCGGCAACCGAGAGCCTAGGCCGGATGAGCCGGTGCGCCTGAACCACCAGTCCCATTGCCAACTTGTCATGAATCGGCGCATGGACATCCGACCAGAAGATGGCGGAGTCCCCTGGCTTGACGCCAACGTGGAGGATGGGGAAATCGGCATCGTGCTTCAGCTCAGCCGCGGATACTGCCATTGGTTGGTGGCCCCTTGATATGCATGGCGAGGAGGTAGAGAACCGCCAGCCAGAGCGTGGCGTCGATGTAGTTATGCATCTGGAGGTCACTCACTCTTCTTCTCCAGGGTACTGATCTCCCGGTCCAGATACCACCGGGCCTTCTTCAGGTCCTCCAGCAGCTTCCCTGGATCCTTCCTACCCGCTCGGCTGATGTACTTCACCGTGTTGCCCAGGCAGAAACCAAGTCCCCAGGCCTCGATGACATCGATTGTCTCGATGCCACCCTTGGTGTAGTGGCTGGGGTGGTTGATGGGGTCTTCCTTTGGTCCGTTCACCCTGGCTTGAGCTCTGGAAAGTCCCTCGCGCATCTCCTTGGCGACCCGCTCACGTTCCTCTTGTTCCTCTCGTAGGATCCGCTTAAAGTCCAGGTCATTGCTACCGCCCATTGAAGTAACTCTCCTTCACCCGAGCCACCCAGCGATGGGGGTGCCAGGCCATCTCGTGTAGGTGCTTTCCGTACTTCTTACGCGCCCAGATGTACGCTTCCTTGCGGGTCATCAGGAGACCGTGAATGCCGCCGGTATTGTACGGCGTCTCATGTCCCACCAGAGGCCCGGAGATGCTCACCAGGGGCTCGGCACACTCCAGGTAATGTACCTCCAGCGCCTCCACCTCCTCCGGCTCCATGTCGCAGTCGGGCAGCTCCGGGATGTACTCCGGAAGTTCCTCGTCGTCAGGTAGACTCATTTCGCCTTCCTATCATAGAGTCGGGCGGCAGCCCCGTCCCAGCCGACGGTCACCAGGCCCTCCAGTGAGAAGTTGCTCTTATCCACGATGATCTCCATGGTGTCATCCCGGGCCCCTGCGATACCGTGCTTCAGAGCCCAGCGACCGGGACGAAAGAGATACCAGACGGCCTTAGCTCTCTCCGCCAGAGCCCGTGCCCAGCTGATATAGCTCTTTCCAGGGCCTGGACGGTAGCCATCAATTGTACCATCCCTCTCGAATCGACGGGCACCACGCTCCTCAATTGCTGCGATGGTCTGAGAGAATACCACAACTGCACGGTGATTTCGTTGGGCATCGGTCCCAAGATCCCAAGCGAGGTCCGCAATCTCTCGCTCAAGACTACCATCTCGACCTGGAAGCGCCTGAGCATAGTCAACGAGTACCAGCCGGGCTCCCGGGTTGCTGTAGCAGGCCTCGCGGACCTGGTCAGCGGTAAGGAGTCCGGCATGGTGCCTAACGCGACTCCCCCAGGTGTCAATCTCAGCGGATGCCGCTTCCAGCCGGGGTACGTCTCCCTCTTCAAAGGCGAGGCGCCCGAGCTTGTGCGCGCCAATGCCCGTGGCTCCGGCGAGGGAACGATGGGCTGTCTTTCTCGCGGGGTCTTCAAAGTCGAGGGCGAGGACCTCGTAACCGGCCTGAGCTGCGGCGCGAGCCAGTTGCAGCTTAAGAGCCGATTTTCCCTCTCCCGTAGGCGCCGCGATGACAGTGAGAATATCCAGCTCCAGCCCGCCGTTGCGATCCAGATCCCGCAACCCAGTAGGCAGCTGAACCAGCACATCGCGCCCAGCGTCACGATCGGCCCTCTGGCGGATTAGGTTGTCCTTCTCCTCGCGTACGATATCGCTGAATCGTCGGAAGTCTACCGTCATTCTGGATCCTCATCCCCATCCCCGTGGTAGGTGTCGAAGAACATGTCGGCAGGGCGGTTACTCTTTGCCGAGAACGCTGCGGGCCGCTGCCGGGCCAGCCAGTCCTTGCCCTTGAGTGCCACGGTCGCCGCGGGAATGGGACGGGTTGCCCAGCTGAGATCCAGCGCCCGCATCTCCGCCTCGGTCCATTCCGCCTCGCGCAGAGCCTTAGCGAGCATGGCCCAGCTCGGTCGGGTCTGGGGTTCCACAATGCGCCCCTTTAGGATCTCACAGAAGAGAGCCGCGGCTCCGCCCGGACCTCCGGTCAGTGGAGTGGATTCAGGCTCTGCCGAGGCAGCGTCCATCTTGGCCAGGAGAGAGTCCAAGGCCTTCCTGTGCGAAGCCTTCATGCTGTCAGTGGTGCAGTCCAAGTTAGCAGCACCCTCGACCGCGTCCCTTTCCGCCCGTGTGAAGCTGATCTTCCTAGCCATAGTACCCTCCGGAATCAGTACACGCCGGGCAGCCGGCACACCCCGTCAGAAAGGGAGGTCGTCGAGACCACCGCCCGCTTCGCTCGCCTTCGGGGGCGAGGTGGAGACGGCGCCCTCAGCCTTCTCCCGCTTCCGCAGCGACCAGGGGATCCGCAGCTCCCCGAACAGGATCTCCTGCGAGTACCCGTTGCCATTGGCCCACTTCTTGCGCTTCACACTGCCGGCGATGGTGACATCGTCGTCACCCTTCTGTAGGGCCAGGATCGCCTTGCCCTGCCAGCTGTCGGCCTTGAACACGGCCTCCATGTACTCGGGCTCGTAGCCGCTGTCCTTCCCCGGCAGCGACACCAGCGTCAACTTGACCGCCTTGCCGAACTCCTTTACTTCCTGAACCTTACCCGTGAACGTAGCGAAATGCATCAGTCATCCTTTGTCATGTAGACCAGAAACCCAAAACCACAAGCCATGAACCCAAGATAGGCCCATAGCCACCACATCTGAGTCACGCCTGCGCCGTCTTATCCGCCAGCAGCAACTCCTCCATCACCTTCATGGGAGGATTCACTTCCGGCTTGAGCCCTGGGGGAATAACTCCACCTGGGACGCGACGGTAAGCCGGACGTCCCCTCGTCGCGCGATCTTTGCGCACGATATACCGCTCAACTCGCGGTCCAAACTCCCCCGGCATCCCGTACGTGTACAGGTCATCGGACAGCTTGTAGATGTTCTTGCCATTCTTACCACTCTTCACCAGACTCATGAGCCTCCCGTAGCGCGGGACAGTTAGCTCGCGCTGGGCAGTACCTACAGTGAGGGCCCACCTGTAGCTCCGGTCGCTCGGGATCGGCCCACGCTCGCTTCCGTCTACCCATTATAAGTCTCCGGTGGAAGCTGTCAAGATCCTCCGCGCTGATCTCACCCCAGTACCTATCGGGAAGACCCCCAACCGGGGACCTCGGCCAGTGGGTGATCGATGTCACAACCCTGTCAGCTTTCTTCTCACCCATGAGCCAGGCTGCGAGAGCGTAGAAGAGGATCTGAGGGTCATCGGGGGCCGTGGGGTGGCGCCCCGTCTTCAGGTCATCCACCCACGGATCCCCCAGCACATCCCCCAGGTAGTCCATGGAGCCGGTAACCCACTCATCGTTCCACTGGTCTGTCCACCTAGCCTGATCCGCCCCGTGCTCAAACACCACATCGGGGTAGTGGAGATTGGCGTTGACCGTGTGAACGGCCACAGAAAGCTCGTGGCGCCCATCCGAGGGCCAGAGGCGGGTACGGGCCTCCTCGATGGCTTCAGGGGTTCCCCAGGCCTTCCTGAGGCGTTTGGTGACCAGGGGTTCGAGTTTCTTGTACCCATCCGGAGCCAGCACCTCCCCCGTCTCCTTCCAGTGGTGCATGGTGGTGCCCCAGGCGGCGGCTTCCAGCGTCGACTCGGATCGATGATCCGGGCCAGCGGGGAGGATGGTGGAACCCAGGCAGGCTAGCGCCCGGTCAATTGAGCTTGCCCTGGTCCATCCCACGCTTACCCACCATCTCCAGAATGAAGCACAGGGCCACCAGCAGAATCCCCAGCCGGATCACTGCTTCTCCGCTCTGCAGCCGATCGTTGCACGCACGATGTCCACCTTGCTGTTGTCCTCATGAAACGAGGCCGCCGTGAGGCAGATTGCGAGGATGGCCAGACCCGTAAGGAGGGAGGCACCGATGATCGCGGCGAACCAGGTATCCTCGGTCACTTGCCACCCCCGGCTTCGCCCTTACCAGCGAGACTCGCCAGACGGGCCCGGATCGCGTCACCCACGGCCTTCTGCTCATGGAGGCGCAGCTTCTTGGCGTCGGCAGCATACTGCTTCAGATCCTCACGGCTCTCGCTCTTGGCGACCGCCTCGATGATGATCCCCGCCTCAGCGCCGATGGCAGGAACGGCACCGTGCTCCGCCTCGTCATCCGTGTCCACGGTATCCGCATCCGGCAGGGTCAGCAGCTTGATGAGGGCGTCCTTGTAGCTGTACGTCGACGCCTTGCCTACCGCCTTGTCATCAGCATCTCCGCCACCACCGGAGCCCTCGCCCTCGACGAAGCTGCCATCGGGGGCGCAGATACGGACCCGGGTGGTCACGGTAGCCGCCGACCGGAACACGCGACCCTTGCCATCAGGAGGGATCTTGTCCAGGTCCCCGGTGATGATCGACTGGCTGACAACCATCACATGGCACTCCTCCTTGTCGATGGCCGTTCGCAGCTTCGCCATAAGGTCACTGGCCTTACGCACCGCGAAGTTGGGACCCGTGGCTTCCTTCTTTGCCTTCAGCCCACCGACCGCCTTGCGGATGGCGATCAGCTTCTTGTGGATCTGCGGGGGCTCAGTAGACTCGATGAAAGTCTCGCCACCCCACCACGTCGGGAACTTGTACGTCATCGCCATCTCAGCCCTCCTCGTTCTCGTAGCCAGGAATAGTCAGCCCCAGAAGCCGCAGCGCCTCTCGACGCTTCCGCAGAGATCCGAAACAGAACGTAATATCCGCTCCGTTATCGATATCCAGGTTGAATTCAATCCCCCTTCTAGAAGCAGTCACCGAGATAATCTTGTCGGTGTTGATCCACGCGTGTTTCTCATCATCCTTGATGTACACCATCGGCATAAGAACTCCTCGTACCTTTCCTGTTAAGATCTTCGGGCAGACCGGGGGCCTGTACCCAGGTCTCCTGTCCCTGGGTAGCTAAGCTCTGGTGCCTAGCCACTTCCTAGTCATCGGCTGACTAACGCCTCGCTGTTCCCCAGCCTCGCTCTCCCCCGCCCCTGGTATACATTCACGGGGAGAATCTCGGAAGGGTATACTTCATAGCCTCCCCTGGTAGCGGCCCCGGTCATAGCCGCCGTCCCAGTCACGCGTCCACGTGGGGGATAGCCATTGCAGCGGGACTCTCCACCCGCCCTCTCACTTACCCGCCTAACCTGCTCAAGAGCGCCCAGCTCGCTCCGACGGCTCCCAGGTCGTCACCAAGGCCGCACCCCGGTCGATATCCACTTCCGGGACCGTATTATACCGTCCACTGTGGCCAAACCATCAGCGGTGCCTCCCCCTTGGCAGGGGGCCTCAATGATGGCTGCTGGGTACTCTTGAACAGGCCTCCCCGGACAGTGAGTCGGCAGGGGAGGCAGGTCACTCTATTATATGTCTCCGCTCAGCCTTGTCAAGAGACTACATGTCCTCACCCATGCGGCGCTCGTAGTCAAGGTCGCCGGCATGGGCAGCAACCTCCTTGATAACCCGGATCACATCGGCCCAGGTGATTCCCATGGGTCGCGCCAGGCAGACGTCCTTCAGCTTCTCGGCAAGCTCGGTGAAAGCCTCTTCAATGTCCATCGTTGCTCCCTTCGCTATCTAGTAGTTAGTGACTCGGTAGATGGGCACATCCGGCCGTTCCTTGCGAAGCTTCGCCAGGTAGCGCTCCTGCTGAGTGGTCAGACCACCACACTCGGCCTTGGGCTGGGCACATTCCACCCAGTAGACGATGTCAACGAAGCGTCGCATGCCGGTTTTAATGGCGGCTCTCAGCGCCTCGCAGCCTTCCACAACGGCATCCTCCTGCATGTTGTCCTCGCATATGTCCACCCAGAGGGCATCGGGACGCTCATCTCTGGGTAGACCCAGATACCTGTCAGTCTCATAGGGAAGACGGCTAAGGCGGCGGGCGAAAGTGGTCTTACCGGCGCCGGCGGGTCCGGCTACGATGATCAGGCTCATGAGATGTCTCCCTTGCATACCAGGCACACCTTGGCCCCGCGCTTCCAGTCGTAGCTGTAGGCGAAGATGGTGGGGCACATGCAGACGTGGGTCACAGGTGCTTCCGCCTTCTTCAAGGGCTCCGGTTGCTTCCGTCGCTTCTCCGGTGGCAGATCACACTCGTTGACATCGCAGAAGTGGGTTTGGAAGAGGGGCTTCATGGTGAAGCCGCAGGTGGGACACTGGGGTGCGACGTCCGCCATCAGCCGTCTACCCTAACAATTAGGTAATCGCCTGTGTTACGGGAGTGGATGCGGCTATTGAATAGACCTCTAGTCTCGTAGTTGACCGCCAGTCTAGTCGCCACCGTTACGCTGAGGGTGGAATCCACGTAGGATCCACTGTAGTGTTCCCTTCGGTAGACTCGGTATCTCATTGATCACCGCCGGGAGTAGTCGCGTAGGAAGAGTAGGAAGGCGAGGACAAGGATCACTGACAGCATGGCATCCATCCCTTATCCCAGAGCGGTCCGGGCATCTCGCAGTTGAAGGTCATGATGACGGAGGGGAACGGGGCCTGGGTGGCGTGCGGCTGCCCATCCGCCCCGTGGAACTTGAGTCGCCGATCCAGGAAGAGGACGTTACCGTGGTGGGCGAATGTGAGTCGGGCCAGCCGCTGGAACCATGACTGATTGGTACGGGCAGGAAGTAGGGAGATGATGGGGCACCCCTTCTCCGCCTCACCCTCGATCTTGAGGCCCCAGGGTCCGTTACGGGATAGTCCCCCGTAGGGCGGGTTAACGTAGCAGATCCCAGCCCGCTCGCTGATGCGGGGGTCTCCATCGAACAGGGTCAGATCATTAGCCCAGTCAGCGGCCAGACCATCATCCCAATCGGGACCCTGTCCGCAAAGCCTAAGCAGCGCCCCGGTCGGGTTGCTCGGCTCGGTGCATGGGTCCAGGGCGATGGTGTAATTCGCTCGTATGGCATCCAGGATCCAGGGCGGGGTTAGCCACACGTCACTACCCCCGGTGCGTGCCGAGCTGAAATCAGGGCGATTCTGCGGCATCGGGCACCTCCTCGTGGGTCAGTAGCCAGTTGTAGGTGTATTCATGGACAGACAAGGGGTGTGTAGACTGACTAGGTGGGTAATCTGCATGATACCGCATGAACCTAACGGCCGTGGATAGGGTATCGGTGCCGTACCACACGGGCCCCGGCTGGTGGCCGTTGCGGTAGAGTCTCCATCGCCTCACGAGGCCCTCCGAGTACGAGCGCAGCGAGTCATAGGGGTACCCAGTTGTCATCGCAGACCACGGCGACGAACGGATGGTGTCTGGACGGACTGTCGACTGTGTTCCCAGCGCGAATACGGTTGTACGCGTCGACTCTACATGCCCAGTTGATAAGCACTCGCGGGCTGGGTGCCCAGCACACCCAGGGTCCGCGCCAGTGGTCACCTCTCACGATCTTAAGCTTCATGGCCTCGCTCCTGCGCTCATGCATCCTCCAGCGACACCAGTAGATACGAGACGTGGTCTAGCGGTGGTCGCAGCATATTGTTACCCGCTCTGATGCGGCTCTGACCGTAGCTGGTACGCGCGAACGAGTGGAGGAGGGCTGGCGTATGGTCCCAGGTGCACCATGGGCCGGTCCAATGGTTTGCCTTAACCACCTTGTACCTCATACTTCGTCATCCGGTGGCTCGCAGGCGTCCGTGCGCGCCCACGCAACCGCTCGGCTCTCGATGCGGTAGGTGCGGCTGGTGTTCTTCACTCCCAGGGCTCGGTAGACGGAGCAGGCCTCATTCAGCCACAGCTCCGCATTGTCCAGATCACCGGCGAGGCGACAGGCTCGGGCCCTCATGACGCAGGCGGCCACGGGATCCGCGGGTCGGACCGCCACGTCACGGATGGGCCCCTGGACAATGTCACTGAGCAGGCGAATCGCTGTTCTAGTCATGGGGCACCGTTATATACCTCTCAGTCAGGCCGCTGATGGTGTAAGTATTCACCGGCTGATGGGTGTGCATCCATTCCAGATAATTCCGGGCTCTACCCATCGACTCTATGGACCCGTAGTGACGGGTGTCCCGCGGCATATGGTCACGCTGCACCAGCTTAAACCTCATCAGTCGCTCTCCCGGAAGCTGCGCAGGAAGGCCTGGGAGAGAGCTACGTCCTCATCAAGGAGGGATCGGCATGCGGACTCCACGTCCACCTCCGTATCCTCGCGGCTGATGTCCTCCAGGGACTTAGCCTCCTCCTCGGCCCAGGTGCGGATCCACTCCCGGTGCTCCCGGCGGATCTGCTCATCCTCCTGGTACCGCTTCCAGGCGTCGTAGTTCCTGTATGTGTTCCGGGGCTGAGGCATCGTGTCCTCATCCGCATCCCAGCCGCTGCGGTTGACGCTGGGGCGCTCCTCGGTGCCGTCGGACCAGACGATCACACGGCGCTCCGGGTCCCAGGTACCCGTGCGACCCGTGGCGCTGGCAGCGGGAGTCGTGTGACTACGGCTCAGGTAGTCGTATGGGCCACTAGAGCGCCATCTGTCCCGGGTATCTAGGTACTTGGAGTACCCCTGCCAGTAGGTGTTACTGAACGAGACACCGGGCAGGTCCTTCAGCGTATCCCAGCGGCCCCACTGGCGGATCTTGCCCTTCGCGTTCATGATGGCCAGCTTGCCACCCACGATGGACGCGATGGTGTCAAGATCCTTGGGGTAGTTGACCATGGCGTAGGCGGCGAGGCGGGTATCGGACCAGGGGCCCTCCGGAAGCGGATTCTCGTCGTCGGACACGATGCTCTTGTAGGATTCCCACTCGCCCCAGTGGCCATTGTGCATCATGACGGAGCCCGCGTAGCCCACCACGCTGGTCTCCACCTGCCGGGTGAGGGGGAACGGGTGGCAGAGTGCCGCCGTCTTGCCACCTGCCGTTGCGAAGCGGAAATGCACCATGATGGGTCGAGGCAACTCCCCCACCATCTGATGGATCTCCTTCGCCGTGTGCCCCTTGGAGTAGCAGACGCGGCCATCCTCCACCCAGGCGAGCCCCGCTCCGTCCTGATTGCACGCCTCCATCGCCTCGAACTGCCGCAGACTGGGGGCGGTCTTACCGCGAATAATCAGTGCCACACACATACTACGCTGCCCTCCC